GAAAGATTCACTAATTGGTGATTCAGAAAAAATGTCAAAAGCAGAATTTGCTAAAAAACACGGCAAAGAAGCAGCTGACGAGCATTATGAATCAGCAAAAACTGCAGGCGAGCAAATGCGCGAGTATGTAGAAAAAGTTGCTCCAGCTAAAATGGGTGACGATGGTGCAAACACAAAATCATCTGTAGCAGGTCCAAATGATATGGGCGGAACAAGCGCAAACATTTTACGTGGCGATACTGAAAACAGTGGAGAAGCTGGCGCAGGATCAAAAATAAAAGGTTCAGCACTTAATGACCAAAACCCAAAAGACATGAACACTAAGAACATTAACGTTCCTGGTGGTAAAGCTGGCAAAACAGGATTTAAAAAATCTGAGCCAGGACACGGCGCCGAGAAAAAAGGTAAGCCGGGAACTGAGGACAAGGCAGCGACAAGCACACTTAACAAAGTAAGCACTCGCGCTAAGTAATCAAGACAGGGCATTAGATGAACAACTATTTACGAGAGCATTTGACATTCGATCAAGCACAAATTGTGCTTGAGAATGCCAACGAAGGCAAAGATCTTTATATGAAAGGTATTTGCATTCAAGGTGACGTCCGAAACGCTAATCAGCGAGTATATCCTGTTGCAGAAATAGGCAGGGCTGTCAAAACGCTCAACGATCAAATCCAAAACGGATTTACCCCTCTCGGAGAGGTTGATCATCCAGATGGCTTAAATATTAACCTAGACCGTGTATGTCTCATGATTGAAAGCATGTGGATGGACGGTGCTAATGGTTATGGAAAACTAAAAGTATTACCAACTCCGATGGGACAACTAGTTAAAACTATGCTTGAAGCAGATGTTAAACTAGGTGTTTCGTCAAGAGGAGCAGGTGAAGTTGACAGCAACGGTAATGTTGCTGACTTTGAAATTATCACTGTGGACGTTGTGGCTCAGCCCAGCGCCCCCGGTGCTTACCCAACACCAATCTACGAACAATTATTAAATGCTCGTGGGGGTATGAAGGCATATGAACTAGCACAGGCAACAAAACACGATGACAAGGCACAAAAATATCTTAAGGAATCGCTGATTAACATAATCAGCAAACTCCAATAATAGGAGGACAATTAATGTTGGACGCACTGAAAACACTTTTTGAAAACGATGTTGTTTCGGAAGAAATCAGAGCTGAAGTTGAGGAAGCTTGGAATGCGAGGATCGTTGAGAATCGCCAACAAGTAACCGCTGAACTACGTGAAGAGTTCGCACAGAAGTACGAGCACGACAAAAATACAATGGTGGAAGCTATTGATCAAATGTTATCAGAAGGCTTAGCAAGTGAAATTGCTGAGTTTGCTGAAGATAGAAAGCAACTAGCAGAAGCTAAGGCAAAATATGCTGTAGCAATGCGTGAAAATGCTGATCTATTAAAATCATTTGTTGTAGATCAGTTACAAGGAGAAATTCAAGAACTTAGAGCAGACAAAGCAGCAATGGCTGAGTCTTATGCTAAACTTGAAGAGTTCGTTGTAGAACAACTAGCTTCAGAAATAACAGAGTTTCATGAAGACAAAAAAGATTTAGCAGAAACAAAAGTACGCTTAGTACGTGAAGCTAAGTCACACTTGGCTAAAGTTAAAACTGACTTTATCCAAAGAAGTGCTACACTAGTATCTGAAACAGTTGCAAAGACTCTTACTAAAGAGATCGGCGCACTAAAAGAAGATATCAATGTCGCACGTAGAAACGACTTTGGTCGTAAAATATTTGAAGCATATGCAGCTGAATATACTAATTCATATTTGAATGAAAAAACTGAAACTGCAAAACTACTAAAAGTTCTTGATAATAAAAATCAACAACTAGCAGAAGCTAAAAAGTATGCTACAAAAGCAATTGCTATTGCAGAATCTAAAGAAGCAGAGAAACAAAGACTTCAAGAATCAGCAACAAGAGCAGCAAAAATGAATGATCTTCTTGGACCTTTAAGTAAGGACCAAAGAGAAATTATGACAGACTTACTGGAATCAGTACAAACACCAAGACTAGAATCTTCGTTTGAAAAGTACCTACCATCAGTTATTGATAGTAATACTCCAGCAAAGCAAAAGGCACCACTAACAGAGGCAAAAGAAGTAACAGGCAACCGTGAGCAATCACAAACAAGTAGTAAACAAGCAGACGACGGAAATGTCATTGACATCAAGCGTCTTGCTGGATTAAATTAAGGAGATTATTATGTCGGAACTACTAGAAAGTCGCTGGCAGGATACGAAAACAGCACTTCTTGAAGGCCTAGGTGGCAACAAGAAAAGCGTAATGGCAGCAACATTAGAAAATACTCGCAAGTATCTTTCAGAAACTGCTACAGCTGGTGCTACATCTGCCGGTAATGTCGCAACACTAAACCGTGTAATCCTTCCAGTGATTAGACGTGTTATGCCAACAGTTATAGCTAATGAGCTAGTTGGTGTTCAACCTATGACTGGACCAGTTGGTCAAATCCACACACTAAGAGTACGTTATGCAGATAGCATTTCTACAGGTGGTGGCACAGACGTAACAGCTGGCGAAGAGGCTCTAAGCCCATTCAAAATTGCTGAAGCTTATTCAGGAAACGAAGGTAACCCAGGTACTGCTGATGTAACAGCAGCTATGGAAGGTGTTGCTGGTAACAGAATGAGTATTCAAATCTTGAAACAAACTGTGGAAGCAAAGTCACGCAAGCTATCAGCTCGTTGGACTTTTGAAGCAGCTCAAGATGCTCAGTCACAGCATGGTATTGATGTTGAAGCAGAAATAATGGCTGCTCTAGCACAAGAAATTACTGCTGAGATTGATCAAGAAGTTTTAGCTTCTTTAGCTTCACTAGCTGGCACTGCGGTTGAAACATACAACCAAGCAGCAGTATCAGGTACAGCTACATTTGTTGGTGACGAACATGCAGCACTTGCAGTTCAAATCAACCGCGCATCAAACCTAATCGCTCAGCGTACACGCAGAGGCGCAGGTAACTGGGCAGTTGTTTCACCATTCACACTTACACTTCTACAGTCAGCAACTACTTCGGCATTTGCTCGTACTACAGAAGGTACTTTTGAAGCACCAACAAACACTAAAATGGTTGGTACACTAAACAACGCAATGAAAGTATATGTAAACACATATGCATCAGATGCATCACCAGTACTTATTGGGTACAAAGGTACAAGCGAATCAGACGCAGCAGCGTTTTATTGCCCGTACATCCCACTAATGAGTTCAGGTGTTGTTCTAGATCCAGGCACATTTGAGCCAACAGTATCGTTCATGACTCGTTATGGATATGTTGAGCTAACAAATACTGCTTCGTCTCTAGGTAACGCAGCTGATTATCTAGCAAAAGTTGCAATTGATAATTCAAATGTAAGCTTTAGCTAAGTTTTAGTTAACACAGATAAAGGATAGGCGCTACGGCGCCTATTTTTTTGACTTTTTTTCTAATAAAATGGTTGACATTGTCTGTAGAGATGTTATATTAGTTACATAACGAAGACGACGGTTTACGTTAGATGGTGACTGAAGCGATGTCGGTAGACGGCATTAAGGTAATGTAGAAGAATCTTAGCGGGTTAGTTTAGCGACTGCATACATGTTCCGGGTTTATTGCACGAGTCTACTTGTGCCCGGTTGAAGGTAATAAGTAATTCCTTCCTATCACATTATAAAAGGCCTGTTCTTAACTGAGCAGGTCTTTTTTTTATAAATACATCATGCAGGATGAATATGTATCTGCATTTTACGATGTAGTACAAGAAACCAGACAACATACTGGTATTGAGTTACCAGAATCTATTGAGCACTATGTGGTTATCCTTTTAGCGAGCCATATGGACAAAACAGACTTTCTCCCTAATAAATCATTTGCACAAACATTTTTACAAATGACTCGCACTAGTGATGCTAAAACTCTCGGCGATACATGTTTATTTGTAACAGGTATATTTCCAGACTATGGTATAGATATTAAATATTACTCAGATATAGGTAAAACTAGTTACGATGCAGTATCGCATAACTTAAACCCTGAATTATTTTCCACATTAAGTCAACATTTTGACTATGTGCGTGAGTTTATAAATTATATTCCGAACAAACGAGATAAATACTTTGTCTAATGAGCGCCTCGAAAGAGGACTTATGCTGTAACCCGCAGCGTAGACCTAGAACGTCAAGGAGAAACAAAATGGGACGTCCACTAAATAAAAGATTCTTCGGCACACCTACAGCCGATGGAAATGAAATCAGAGTACAATTTAATAACGGTGCAACTTCAGTAAATGGCTGGATTGTAAAACAACTAGGATCAAAAAAATTCCGTTGCACAGACGGAA